GAAAGGACCTGCGCCAGTCACCGTTTCCGTTCCCAGAATAAAGAAGAGAACGTAGCCGGCCAGGAAGGCGTCGAGGTCCATCGTGGCGTCGAAGCTGGTCTCTTCCATGATGCGCTGCTTGAAAGCTGCCCACTGATGGCCCTTGTTGGCCATCTGCTCGTCGGTGTAAAACTGCGGCGTGTGGACGGCGTTGTAATTGCCAGGATTGCGCGGCCGCTGCGTATAGCTGGCCGCCGCCACGGGCGTGAGAAACGCATTCTGCTTGTTCGGCGCGATGGCCAGGTTGCGAATATCGAGCACGTCCTGCGGCTCGAAGGCGAAGAACACGCCCATCAGGAAAGACGCGAACGCCCTCCGCACGATCCGTGGTAACAGGTAAAGAAAAAACATTTACTCCTCCTTCGCGACCTTGGCGACCTCTGCGGTCGGGTCTTCTTGCGCCTTGGGCACGATCTCAAACAGCGGATGCCCATTGAAGTGCTCAGCTTTCAGCACACAGTTCCAGTCGAACGCTCGCGTCACGAGCTTCACTTCATCCGGCTCAAAGTAAAACGAATGATTGCCGGCATGCACCTGGACGCGCCCACCATCGGCGCGCTCCTTGCCGAACGCCGTAAGCCTCACGTTGACGAAATCTTCTCCTGCCATAAGTTCTCTCCTTAAAACTGCGCAGTCTTTGGAACGCTGATGCGCTGGCAATACCACGCGCCATTGCTATCGAACTGCTCCAGCGTTATGCCCGCAAGCCCAACCGGGCCCGTCGTCGTGGCGCCTGCATCCAACTGCAGCCTCTTTCCGGCAATCGCCGCGCGCACCGCAGCGATAACCGCATAAGCGCCCATTCTCTCTTTGTCAGTGCTGGTGAGATCGGCAGCTCCACAGAAGAGGCAAAAAGAATAATCAGCCTGAATCGTGGTGCGGACCGTATCGCCGCTCACCACATCCTGCCCCTGTTCAAAGAACACAAGGACAGCAGGCGGCGTCACGATGATGTTCCCCTGGTCATCCATGTCCTTACTGGATAGACCCTGCACCTGGGCATTGAGCGCCGTGATGCCGTCATCAGCCTTGAGCGTATCGATGAGCGACTGCTCGACATCGGCGAGTTTGAATTGAGTCGCTGGCATTTACTTCACTCCTGCCTGCTGCCCAGCTGCGATGTACCTTCCCATGGCGTCAGCCATCCGCTGCGGATCTTCCGGCCTGAACACCAGGTAAGGCCGAGCAGGAATAACCGGCCTGCGTCCTTGTTTCTTTTTAAAAGGACCGCGCCTTCCCGCCACTCCACCCACTTGCTGGACCGCTGCATATTTCAGGTTGGTTCCAATCGTGAGCGTTCTTCCCGCAACTTGATACGAGATGGAATTTTTGAGCCGCCCGCTCCGGATCAGAATCTTTCTGCCCACCCCGCCCCTGCCGCGTTTCAGCGTCGACGCGGCCAGCGGTGCCCATGATCCAGCTGGCGAGCCCTGCTCACGAAATGTCCTCTCAATCGACCCCTGCATCACCTGGCCGGCGATCTTGAGTAATGGCTCGGGCGCGATCCGCGCGGTGAAGTTCTTGAGCGCGATCTGAAACTGCTTATCGTTAACTGTGAGTTTTAATTCGTTCATTTGATGAAGCCGCTTAGGTTGTCATCGCTGAAACGCTCATCTACCTGTGTAACCTGCACGTCACCGCCGCTGGTCTGCGGTGTTGCGGTTGCGGGCTGGTCCAGCCCGGCCTTACCGGAAGACACATCCTTCAGAAACGCAATCGCGTCTTCATAGGACTGGCGCACATCGGGCTTCACGCGCTTGCGCCGCAGATAAAGGAAGTACTCCGCCAATGTCAGGCAAAGCCCTTTCACCTGGTCAGAGGTCTGCAGTGGAACGGTATAGCGCACGCGGCAATAGGAATCGATCAGCGCGGATGCTTCAGTCAACACGTCGGTGATGACCTGGTCATTCGTGTTGCCGGAGTTCGTATCATCGGTGAGCTGCACCAGCTCCGCTGCGGAGATCCGGCGAGGTGAAAGGTCGGCTTTGACTGCATAGGCCATTTAGTTGTTTGCTCCGTCGCCATTGCTGGCCGCTTCTTTGACCCGCTCAACCACGTCTGTTCCCATTGCGTTGGCCTCTTTCACGCTTAGCTGTATGGCCTCGCCAGGCGCATAGTCAGTGCCGTCCTTCCGAACGGGAGTCTTGACTTTGTAACTCGGCATTTTTGTTCCTCCTTCTTGTCAGGGCGCTATTTCTAATCAGTCATCGTTTTTCAGTTGGAGAGCAGCCTGGCTGAGGTGGTAGCTGCATCGGTTTGCAGACACACGTCCTTGGCTGCCGTGGCTTGTATCTCAAGCCACACTTTGCCAATGGGCGGGTTGACGACAGGCCCCAGCAGCACGGCCGTGCCGGTGCCGCAGTTGGTCCCAGTGCCAGTCTGGATGGTGAATGATCCGGTGCCCCCGGTCGACTTTTCAACAATCACACCGCGGATATAGACCGAGCCGGATGCCGGACCAGTCACTACTTTGGTAAGCGTGGCCGTGGCCACGGCGGCGGACAGCGTGTTCACTTCGCCGGTTTGCAGAATGTTGGTGCCCAGCGTGCTCGATCCAAAGTTAATGAATTTCATTTTGAGCAGCGTCTGGTCACCCACCTGCTGAGCAGCGACGCGCCCGCCAGGGATTACCATCACGGCAACCGCGAATAGAAGCACAGCCATGATGCCGATCAATAAGCGTTCCTTTTTCATACTTGCTTTCCTCCAAAGTTGATGAGAAGTGTTTACGTTTTTTCCATTGCCCAGGCCGCTTGCGCGGCCCGGAACAATGCGCTCTGGCGATTCTCCGCGACCTCCTTTTCCTCACCGAATTTCCGTCGCGCGAATCACGCTACGGATTTCGATTAGGCGACCGCGTTCTTGATCAGGTAGCCGGACACGTTGCTGGTCACACGCTGGTCGTAATAGAAGTGCTCGGCCACTTCGTCAGATTTGGCGCTTGGCGGCGATACGCGTCCAATTTCCACCTGGAAGCCTCCCACCGTGCCCGGAGCGTCCGTCCATACGAACGTCTTGCCCAGGCTCACATCCATGGGCGTCGGGTTCTGCTGCGCATAAGCCAGCACCACATGCTTACCCCAGACAAAGCTGGGCGCGTCATTCACGTCGAGCTGGATGGCTGAAGCCAACAACACCTGCTCGACGCCGAAGACTGCAGCCAGGTCCTGCAATGTGATCTGGCCGCCCTTGGTGTACACCAGGCGCTGAATGATCGCGGGATGCACGCGCAATATCTTGTAGACCGGATCGGAGATCACCATCAGGTTCGCTTCCTGCCCGATCTGGCGGATCGTGGACTTCGCAGTCTCAACGTCGGAGATCGGCGTCGAGTTGGCCAGGTCAGACCATTGAGATTGACCAGCCAGCGTGACGGAGTTTCCGGCCGCATACTTCGTGGTGTCTGTGGCCAGCGCCGCGACGGCGATTTCTTCATCCAGAAATAGCTTGTCCATGATGGCCTGCGTGGCCCATTGCTCAACGCTGCCACCGGTGCCCGCCTGGAAGTTGGAGCGTTCTTCATCGGGAATCAACCGCGCCAGCGAGTGATCAACGCAGTTGTAGTTCGTGTTGGAGAGCGTCTGCACGATGCGCTCTGCAGGCGATCCCGGCGCGCGCTTGGTGTTTTCCCGCAGCGCCTGGTTCTCACGGCCGTACAGCCAGAACTTGTCGGACTGGTGCACAACCTCCACGCGAGGGAAGAGCCGTTCGGCAACAAATGAATTGTTGCTGTACATCCTCGCAAACTGTGACAGCGCGATATCGATCTTGCCCTGTGTGGTGCTTACAACCGCGCCCGCAAAATTCACTGGCTTCATCTTTTTCTGTCCTCCGGGATCTTCTCCCCGTGTTTTTTGTTAAAAGGCCAAACCCTAAGGATCAGCCCTGCGCGCGGCTGGGAAATACCAGCAGCAGGAATTCATCGCCCTGGGCGGCAGCCGCTTCCAGCGCCTTGCCCACAACGTGGTAGTTGGTGCCTGCAACAGCGCCAATGGGCGCGAGCTGGCCCGTTGCTGCATTGATCATCACGTAATCGTTGCGGTTGATGGCCGCATCCGCGATTCCCGTGCATTCTCCGGCTTCCACAACGGTGATGGGATCGCCGATGTTTACCGCGGAATTGGCTGTTACGCCCAGCGCGGCTACGTTGGCACCGCCAGGCAGAGCAACCGAATTAATGGCAGCTCCGGCGATCACCGCAACTCCTGCCCCGATCACCGCATCAGCTTTATAGCTGCGCAGGATCTGATTGCCGACAGTTCCAAACTGTGTCTTCGCCATTTTCTTTCTTCCCCTTCTCCGCCATCAGCGCCGGCGGCGCGCAAAAAACATGTGATTACTTTTTGTGCCGGATTTAGACACTGCCGGCAGCCGTTGAACCAGCCTGTTCGTAGTCACCGCTGGCGCGAACTCGGTTGAGCGCCTGGCCGTAAGGGATCTTCTCTTTTGCAGCCAGGGCCGTAGCCGCTTCAGCCAGCGCCACTGAGTCCTGGTCAATCGCCAGGTTGCGATCTTTTGTCTCATTGAATTTCACCAGCTTGCCTCGCCGCGATTCGCTGCCGCCAGCTAGTTCTCCCGTGGGCACGATCTCACCCAGGCCGATCATGAAATCGGCGAACACTTCAGCCGCAGTCTTCTCTGTAATCTTTAGGCTGCCACCTTCGCCTTCGGTGAATTTGATTTTGTTGGGCACCTTGGCCAGCTCGGTGAAAATTTGCGGCAGCCCCATCTTGTCGAATGCCGGCACCCAGCGTCGCGCAGTCTTCACGCGCGCTATCTGAGTTTCCGCAAGCGCGATCTGCCCTTGCGATGCTGCGGCAGTTTCATTCGCCGCAAGTTTATCGGTCGCGGTTTTGAGCTTGGTTTCCAGCTCGGTGAACTTCGCTGTGAGCGGCTCAGTCGCAGCCTTGATCGCGGCGGCGATGGCTTTATCCTGCTCGCCATCATTCAACTCCACCACTTTCTTGCTCTTGAACAGTTCGGTGAAGAACTCCTTCAGCGAAGTAGTAATCGACTTTCCAATCTGATCTGCGTCCATCTCTTCCTCCTTGAATTCGATAGCTTGAAACTCGCCTGCGCTGAAGGACGCCAACTTCACGTCCGCCAGTCCTTTCACCTCTGGCGGCATAGCGCCGAGGAACCCTACATGCCGCAGCGCCGGTCCTTCCGGCGTGCGGTAAAAACTGATGCTGCGCTTTTTGAACTGCCCCTTGCGGAACATCTCCTCGAACGCCGGCTGCACGTCTTTGAACTTTCCCATCAGCACGCTGCCCACGCGCTTTACCTTATCCAGCCAGCCCCATGCCGGAGCATCATGCTCGGGATGGCCGATCACCAACGGCGCTTCATGTCTTGCCGGGTCATACAGCGAGATCATCTTGTCGATGTCCGCTGTCGTGTAGCTGCCTTTACCGCCGTAGTCGCCTGCGCGGAATAGTTCAATCCATTGGCCATTGAGAGTCGCCACTAAAATCCTCCAAAGCCCGGATCGGGCACGCTGGCTGCAGCAAAAGGAATACGCTGCAATCCAGGAAGCGAAGCATCATCGGGAACATCATCAGGACCTTCCGCTGTGACAGTGCAGCGGCAGTTATAGCCGCATGGCGGATATATCCGGTTCCACACCACATCGTTATTGCGCGCGCTGAATCCATCCAGCGCCGCATGTGCCGGGCGCACGCGATCATCGCCAGCGGTGCGATAAGTCCAGAAAGGGAGTGCCGCCGCCACTGCAGGGTCCGACATCTGCTCGAAGCGGCCGTTCTGGTATGCAGTCTGCACGTTGGTCTGGAAAACGCTATTCACCTGCGTGGTGGCCAACCGCTCGATCCCGACCTTGTCAGTGAGCGCGTTCACCGCCGCCTGAAACTCTTTTTCCGTGCCGCCGCTGGTCATCACGTCCGCCAGGGCCTTCTGTATCTGCTCGATCAACTTCACATCGCTCACGCCTGCTATGGTGAACGCCTGCATCTTGTAACGCTGGGCCAGCCCGTCGAACGCGTTGCGGCTCATCCCGATCAATTTGAGAACGCGCTCAATGGCCTGCGTGGGTGGCACGCTCTGAAATGGCAAATCATCGAAGCTGCTGCTGGTGGCGAGTTTGATCTTCTGCCCGGTTTTCTTTTGCGCTGCTGCGATCACATGCGCGCGGCCGAGCAGATCGAACGCGGCCAGATATCGTGCGAATAGACTGCCCACCTGGTTCTGCATCTGCGCAGCGAGAACATGAGGCGCGGAGATGGCTGCTGCGCGACGGAGAGATGCCGTCATTGCTGGCCTCCGTAGCGGATGCCGTAAGCGATGTCATGTATCCGCTTGGCATACAGATCGCCCAGCTCCAGCTTCCACGCTCCGAGCATTTGCTCAACTTCCTTCGCATTGCGTTGCGCTTCTGCATCGCTGAAGTTGGGAATGTTCGCAACACCTGTGCCAATAGCCACTCCGGCCACGCCCTGCGGAGGAACCAGTACCACGTCGTCCGGCTCAGGGGCCTCGTATCCGTAACGCTTCAGCATGTAGTCCTGTGTGATGGGCACGCCCATGCTCTGCGCGTTGCGGTCAATCGAAATGCGCTGCACCAGGTCTTCTTCGTCTTCCTTGTCGATCACGAACTTTGGTACCGGAACGTTGGGCCCGTAGTTCCACAACGAGAGCGGCCGCACCAACTGGTCATTGATCACGGTTTCCAGTTTTCGCGACACTTCCACGTCTTTCAGAAAAAACATCTTCATGTGCACGTCGCCCAGCGAGCGCGATCCAGTCCCGCCTTCGTTGCCGCGCGAGGTGAGCGTCTGCCCCACGATGGCGCGCGAAATATTGGCCGCCATGTGATTGATCAGGTTTTCATAGACGCTCGGGTTCTGTGATCGCGCGGAAGTGAGCAGCTCCTTCACCATCTGAAAGTTTTCCGGCAGGGCGATGGCAATCTTTTCCACGATGGCTTCAGCAGCAGCCAGCGCCTTTTGTTTTTCATCAGCATTCGCGCCGCTTGGATACATCACCGCCGCCGTGCCTGGGCCTTTTTCGCCATAGCGCAGCCACATACGCAACGCCTGGCGCTTGAACCAGCTCGGCCAGAACACGCGCCGCAACAGCGGCCGCCCGCGCCGATTCCCGCTGCGCGGGCGGAACGTATAGATCAAGAATTTCTCTTCCGGTACCAGGTCGCCGCCATCGATGGCATAGGGATTACTCATCAGCCGCATCGGCCCGTTCTGCAGCATGTATTGTGGGTTGAAGCTGAACAGCTCCTGCGGCCGGTCCTTGATATCGATCAGCCCAACCTGGCCTTCGCTCACATCGAACAGGATCTCCGCGATAGCCACGCCGTAAGCAGGAGCATCCAACAGCGATTCCAGTACCTCGTGGAAGCCTGGCACCTGGTCGAGTTGCGCCTGGACGAAGTCCGCTGCCTCTTGCGCCTGGCTGGAATCGTCGCCGGGCTGTATGCAACGGTCGCGCGCCAGCACCGCAAGCTTCAGCATCTCCAGCGCGGAAGATATGTCGTCGTCTTTTTCTTCAAGCTCGCGGTAATAAATGAATGCAGTCCGGAAGTCTCGCACCATGGAAGTCCAAATCACTGTTGGATCGGATACTCCGGCGAATCCCTGGGCCAGCGACAACGTGGTGCGATGGATGCCTTCCAGCACCTCGGGCGTCACGATCTCCTCGTTCAAAGGAAGAGGTGGAACAGCCGAAGCGCTCGCCGTGGCTGCCATGTTCACGAGATTGTTGTCGTCACTCATTTATGCATACACATGCGCCTGGCTCGTCGAACTGGCGACAAAATCTGTAGAGATCCCAGGACCAGAGGCGGCCGCTACAGCAAGAGCGAGCGCCCAGAATTCATCAGCGTGGCCGGCATCCGTGCGGTCCGCATCAAAACGGAAGTGCCCGGTCAAACTGGTGTAACGCTTCACCGCGTTGATGGAGCGCCGCAGTGCCGGCGCTGAAGCGATCCTGATTTTGCGTTCCTCAAATAGGCGCTTCGTCGCGGTGGCCATCTTTTCTTTGTTCTCGATGTTGAAGGTGACCTCTTCAACTTTCTGGCCGTGTTTCGCGTGGAGGTCCTCGGCGAGCTGCGCGCCGATCCCGGTCGCATCGATACATGAGCGCTGGGACCTGCCGACAATGGGATCGAGGAGATCAAACTGAACACTGAACTTCGTGCGCTCCAGAACATCCATGCGCCGCATCCAAAGAACGTCGCCAACACTCTGTAGAGCGATGTTCGCGGTGCGGTCCTTCTTGCGCCCGATGTCCGTGCCGGAATAAATGTTCCCAACCAGATCCTCGACAGGAGTATCCATCCGCGCGTCGCTGCTCTCACAGGCGAAGACCAACTCCATCGGGATATAGTTCTGTGCGTCGGCCAGGAATGCGCAGCAGTACTCCTGCAGCCATGTGTCTTCATCGCCAGCCGCTTCGCGCAGCGCGTCGATATCTACCGGGTTGCCTTCCTCAACGGAAGCGTAGATATCGACCCAATGAACGGACCAGATACCCTTTGTCCAGTTGCGGAGCTTCATGCCGCCGAGAGGATCGACGCCGGCAGCATTGCAGAGGTCCCAATATTTTCCAGCCTGGCCGTTCGGCGTGGAGATGACTTCCAGCGAGTGCCCACGGCTGATGATGGCCATCGCCGCGCGCCAGATTTTTACTGGATCGCGATGGAACGCGAATTCGTCCAGGACGACATCACCAGAGAAACCGCGAACCGTGTCCGGATTCGCTGGCATGAAGATCATGCGCGATCCGTTATGCTTGAACGTGATCTGGATCGCCTTCTCGTCGGTGTTCGGAAATTCAAGCTCTTCAATGTCGAACACCTCGCGCAGCGCAGCGAGGTGAATTCTGGCGTACTCGGCCGCTTCCTTCGATTGCCGCTCTGACGCGGAGATCCAGACGGTCGTGCCTTTTTTACTCAAACGGCGGCGCACATGGCGCAACGTTGTGGCGAACGTGAAGCCTTCCTGCCTGCCCTTTACACCAAGCTTGAAGCGCGAATCATCCGTGATCCAGCGCTTCTGGTATGCATAGAGCGCGACCAGCGCGGCTGGCGAGATGTTTTCCGATATTGAGTTATTAGGCTGCACTGAGTCCGTAAATCTCGTCTACTCTCTGCTTCAGTTCTTCCGGCGAGAGCTGCTTCTTTTTCCCGCCGCTTCCTTCCACGTCTTTCTTGAGCGCCGCAACCTTCGCGCGAACGGCCTCGATCTTCAACTCAAGCTCTCTTTCGTCCGTCTGCTGTTTGCGCTCCTGCAGCTCCAGCTTCCTCTGCTGCGCCAGCAGCCATCCCAGATCCAGCAGACCCTTCAACGTTTTTCCTTGCGCCTTCTCATCGGCTGACTGCATGAGCGCGAATATCTTGTCGCCCAGGGCATTGCGCACGGCCTCTGGAAGGTCCTTGAATTCCCGTCCAGCGAACAGTCCGGCAATCTCGCGCGCCTTCTCTGCCTGCGCCATCATTTCTTTCTTCACCTGGTCGACGCGCAGATCGTGCCAGCGCAGCAGTGTCGAGTGCGGAAGCTTGAGGCCGGGAAACTCGGCGCGGATCGTCTCTGGCGTTTTCTCCCACTCTTCAAAGCGCGGCGACATCTCCTCGATCTCCATCCATGTTCTGCCGGCAGCGCGTTCCTTCATCACGCGGTCCAGCAGCTCAGTGGGTAGCTTGTCCATCTTGAGCGGCTGGCGCACCAGCGGCTTCTGTCCGGTTTTGCGTCTACTTG